GCGACGCGCACAATGGTGTGATACTCGGCAACAATGTCCGGAACCTGCAAGGTGCCGTGAGACGTATGCTGAATGTGCGTGATCCAACTAGACCAGATTGTGGAGCAGGGTTGAGATCAAACCAAATCACTTGGTTTCGTGATCACCCAAAGTTCCTTTTAAAGCTTCGTCGCATCATGAGCGAAGACTTTGAATTCGACGGGACCTATGAGGAAGCCCTCAAACACGTGGGTGACCCCCACCCTAAACAAGCACTACGCATCCAAGCTTTCAAGGACCTTTTCGAGAGTGGACGGATTTTCGGGTACGATTGGCGACGCCACGACCGAGATTATGTCCTCTATAAGGCCAAGAAAGATGAAATCGCTAAGCCTAACAAGTGGCAGCGCGCAATTGGTGACCTAGGTGTCGGCTGCTCTCTTGTTGGGTTTGTCGTTACGAAGATCATCAAGTGTCGCATGGCCGCGGAGCCTATACGATTTCATGATGCGCTGTTCGAGTTCTGCGCCAGTCCAGACCAATACTCCTTGGAACGTGCTTTGCACGATTGAACTCTCCTAGTAGTATGTACTTCATCTATTTTTCAGATGATTCGTGTCTGTCGATCCGTGATCACCGTGGGCGTGTGTTTCGTTTCAACCTTGATATTTCAGGTTGTGATGCCTCGCATGGCCCTGCCGTCTTCAAGACACTAGTGAACATGGTGCCTAAGAAGGCGCGCGGTTGCATGGAGCAACTCGTCCAGCAGTGCAAGCGGCCGTTCCAAGTGCGGTCCCCAGAGAATAGGAAACATAAAATCGTCTTTCAGAGTAAGACGCCTAAGATGTTTAGTGGTGCCACGATCACTACAGCTATCAACAATGTTGCTACTGTTAGTTCTGCATGGTCCATTCATGAAAGTCTAGAGGAGATACGTAACGCGCTTGACGTTATTAAACTTCCCGAGGACCTTAGTGATAGGAAAGCAGTCGAACTCAGCATGCTGCCAGCTGTTCGCCTCATTCAGGCGGCGACCGAGCGCGTTGGTTACGTTGTAACGGTCGATTGTTGTCCATTACATGAGCAGCTTCAGTTCTTGAAGCACTCACCTATCCTCGACACCGAGGGCGTTTATCGCCCGGTGTTGAATCTGGGGGTTGTTCTTCGGAGCAGCCATACCTGTCATGGCGATCTCCCTGGGCGGGGGGATATTAAGGTCAGGGCAGATGCCTTCCAGTGTGCATTACTCAATGGGTTGTCTCCCACCGTAAGCTCAGATGCCATCCAGGCATTGAAGGCTTCATGTGGAGAGGCGACCACTGAGCAAGCACGTAAAGCAGTGAAGAAACAGTTGGCTCACAAGTTCGGTGGTTA